GTTCGACTGAATGATCGTCTGCAAGGTTTGCAGGCGGACTTGGGCGTTTTGGCCGCCTTCTTTGAGCGGCGGTTCGGTGCCTGCGGCGATTTTTGCGAAGGCTCCTTGCTCGTCTTCTTGCTCGGCGGCGGTGGCTTGGCCGATGTCTTGCACCAAGAGGCCGGCGAGATTCGGGTCAACGGCTTGGAACATGTATTTCACAAGGCCAGCGCGGTCGATGACGCCGAAGCTGTCCAGCGGGACAAGCACCTTGGCCAAGTAGTCGAGCTTTGCGCCGAGGGCTTCGTTGTCGAGGAGGCGCGCGTCAAACTCAGCGGTAATGTCGAAGCGGCCCCGGATGTCTTGAGGGCTTGCGCTGAATGCCAACTGGGCATTGCCGGTAATCCGCGCGACCTCCTCGGCAGTCATATACTGTTGCGCCAGCGCCATGGTCTGCGCGATGCAGAGCTTCATGTCGATGAGCCAAGAGTCGATTAGCTCCTGCGTGTGGAGCATGTAGCGTTGCTGTGGGACGGCATCGCTGATGCGGCCAAAGTAATTGTCCACGTCCGCACGGGTGGCGGCCTCCACCTCGATGCTGCCCATGTCGGGGCGAGGGGGGTTCATCCACTCGATCTCGCCGGGGCGCCTCTCGGGGATTTGCATGCCGGGGCCGAGAACCAGGTCAAACTTGCCCCGGTTGGCGGGAACTTTGACCGGAGGCAAGATGCTGATGCTGGCCCGGTCGGAGCGGAAGTCGCGTTGGATCTTGATTTCCTCCTGCGCGGTCTGCACCAGCTCGGGGATGCCACGGGCCTCTAGCAGAGGGCGGGTGGCGCGCTCGCGGGGGAGTTCGATGAAGGGGTATTGTCCGTGGGCATAGGGCAGCAGCTCATGCACGCCGACCTTGTCAGGGACATGGTAGCTTATGACCGAACGAGTGACGCGGATGGCGTTGGTCTTGGGATCGTTCTCCTTGCGGTAGACGTGCCATATCTCGCACATGTCGCGGAGTTGTTCGTAAAGGAACTGGTCGGTGCGGTGGATGTTGAGCGAGATGCGCTTGAGCTGGCCCTTGTGTTTGGAGGCGTCTTCGATCCACTCCTCGTCCCAGCCCTCAACTGCGCCGCGCTCGCGCAACTCCACTTCAGTGAGCAATTCTCTGCGGGCAACGAACGCGGCGCGTTGAAGGCTGAAGGTCTGGATGGGGAAGATGACATCTTCCCATGCTTCAAGCGCGGTCCACACCGGCTTACTCTCAAAGATGTAAGGCTCCTCCCACTCGACGAATCCTTTGTCGCGGAACTGGCGAACTTTGACAGTTGATCCCAATTCGGGGACGATCTGCCCCAAGAGTTCGGCGGCGGTCTCCTCTTGCAGCGGGTCCATGACCACTTCCAGAAGGGCGGCGAGGTTGGGGTCTTGCGACTCTTCCAGCATTGCTTGCGCGTCCTCGATGCTGAAGGACTTGATCTCGGTGCGGCTGGTCTGCACCCAGTCCACGGCCATGACGGCCAGCCCGTAGGTCTCGCGGAATTGGGCGGCGAGTTTTACTTCGCGGCGAAGGTCGTCCAGGCAGTGCTGGAACATAAGCCACTTCATCACGGTCTCAGCGGCATTGCGCTTGTCCACGTCCATGCTCTCGACGGGCTGGACTTGCACGCGGCTCTTGAAGAAGGAGTTACAGAGGAGGGCCGTGTTGTCCGAAATGATATTGTCGGCCAGACGCACACGAACATCGGATGCCCCACTCCAGGGCCAGGGCTGCTTGCCTTGGGAGCCGGACCACTTCCGGCCATCCTCGCTTTGCCCTGGCCAGATGCAGAATCGCGTGTTCCAGTTGCGCAGTTTGCGCTGAACATATTGGCTGCCATCGGCGTCCGCTTGGTCGATCTCATAGAGCATCGCCGTGATGTCCTCTGGCTTGGGTGCTTTAATCATTAGATGAGGACAGTGGTTTTGCGGGGGGTATAAGGCACAACAGTCTCGGGGTTCTTTTTCTTGAACCAGTCGCGGAAGGCTTTGTCCTTCCAGCATCCCGGCTCCGCTGCTTCCCAGGACCAATAAGCGTCAGCGTCTATGCTCATGTCCTTCTGGCCGATGCCTTCGATGGCGCATTGCTCTATGCGCGCACTGGCTTCGGCGATCTGGCGTTGGCGGGTGGCGGCAAGAACAGCATCGGCGTTCCAACCGGCAATCAGCTCTTGCTTGACCGCGTCGGCCATCTCATCCCCGAGATCGAGGACGAGTTCTGACCATAGATTGTCTGACATCCTAACTGCTACGGCCCCATTGCTGGGGCCGCAGAGTGTTAAGACACCTTAGAGGTCGCTCAGTTTGGCGATCTTCAGATAGATGTGCGCCTCACCGGCGTTGAGCGCGGCAAGGTTCTTCGCAGCCATCGACATGAACGTGGCCGTGATCGGGCCAGTCGAAGCAGCGGTGTAGACGGCCGGGGTGCTGTCGGCGATTTCGCCGGCAAACAGCACTTCGCTTCCGTTATCGTTGACTTCGTGCTCATCGACAAAGCGATCCACGTCGTCGTCTCCGACTGCGAGCGTGGTCACGTTGAAGGCGGTGTCAGCCGTGTCTTCAAACGCGGTGACAAGTTTGACCGCAACGGCCTGCACGATGTCACCGGGTTCAACCTCCAAGAGCGTGACGCTCTGGGCGGTGTTCGCGGTGGTGGTCGTGAGGTCAGCGTGGGTCACGATGGCCTTGTGAGAGAAGCCGTTGAGCTTCGTTTCGTTAGGGAGTTCGTAGAGTTTCATCTTCCGTGATTTCCTTGGTTAATTGTTGCTACTAGGAAGTCGCGGCGAACTCGCCGAGGCCCTTCGGGTTCCAGCACACCAACGCGGCAATCGCATCAACGAGGCCACGCGGTCCACCGCCTTGGTCTTCCAATTCTTGGAAGCGGGGGCGACGGCCATACCGGGACTCCAGCATGTCCATGTTGAGGAGGTAGCCACGGGCCGACTGAACGGCAGCGGCTGCGTCCTTCGCATTGAACAAGGTCGGCACCAAATTAATTGTGCCGAAGTCGCCGATGTAGGTGTCCACCGTGCTGATGACCGTGCGGTCATTGAGCGAAGCGGTGTATTGACGGGTGCTCAGAGCAGTGTTGCTGCCGCTGGAGTAGCGGGTGAACTCGCTGAAGCGCTTCTTGAGGTTCGGGCCAGTGACCAGATCCATCGTGTCGATGGTGCCGGTCTGCTCGTAGACGCTCTGAAGAACGGCGGCGACATCGCTCTCGGTGAGAGAGGAGGTAGCAGTCGTGTTGATCGAAGCGGACGGCGTGCGGAACGACGCGGGGACGGGGAGATCCGTCTGGGCCGAGCTGGAAATCCAGGAGCCGAGGCCGCGAGTTTTATACGGGTTGGTGCCGCTCTGCTCTTGCGAATCGTTGCTAGAGCAGAAGGCGCTTTCCATGTCGCGCTTCAGTTCGATGAGGGCGCGGGAAACGCCGCGAGCCATTTCCTTCTTCTTGCCAACGCCAGCGATGTTATCGACGTTCTGGGCAAAGTCATCGACTTTGATGGAACGGCGGAACTTCTGGGCGCGGCCGGAAAGGAGGACGCGGTTTTTGGCGGGATCGTCGAACGTGGTAACGTCGGCGTTGGTGAGGACACCGTCGAACGACGGGTCGTTATAGCTGTCGGCCTGCCAACTGAAGACAGAGCCATTAGTGAGGTCTGAGCCGGCCTTGATTCTGGAAGTTACGGGCGTGTTTTTCTGGTCGATTACAGAAATAACATCAGCCAAATCTTCGCGCAAACCAGTCGCCGGATGAACTAATCCTTGTGACATATTTTGTGAGTTTTCTAAGTGATGGGGTTTATCCGATCAGTTCTCCCACCAAGTCCTCGATGTCCGACATGGACCCGCTTGATTTGAAGAACCGATTTTTCGCAGCCGTAGAGCTGCCCTTTGTGGCAGAGCGGGGCGCGCTAACGGGCTGGACGGGTGTGACGGTTTTCTCTTTCTTCGCGGACACAGTTTTCTTGGCCTTGTCTTTGGCAGCTTCGGTCTGCTGCTTGGCCATGAGGGCTTGCTCTCCGTAGAGGGCGAGGCCGACCCAGTATTCGTGCTGGGGGATCTTGAGGAGATCGGGGGCCGATTTGATCGTGGCCTTGTAAGCCTGGTTGAGCTGGCTGCCCTCCTTGAATAGATCGGGGAACACGCTCTTGGCGGCTTGCACCGCCGGCTCACGCTGGGCCAGCCACTCTTTCCTTGCCGGAACGTGGATGGTCAGGATGTCGTCGGCTTTGACCAAGTAGTCCTTTACTTCGGCTGGCTCGATATACTTCTCCGAGCCGTCTGGCTGCTTGATCGTGGCGCCGTCCGTATTCTGAAGCGCCCATCGGCGAACCGCTTGGGCATTCTGGATGCGCTGTTGAAGGGCCTCGTCACTGTCCACGTCGGCCAACGGGTTGTCAGCGGATGGGGTGAGAACGGGGCGGGAGGTCTGGTTGAGCTGGGCTTCTAGGTCCGCTTTGGCGGTCTTTAGTTGCTCTAGCTCACTAGCGGCAGCCTGGGCCTTTTCTTCGGCCTCCCGTTGTTTTGCAACGAGTTTATCAATCCTGCGCTGAACCTTGTCCTTCGTAACCTCCTCGCCAGCAGGTTCTTCTGCGGCGGTGTCCTCGCTATCCTCGGGTTCTTCGTCAAGATCGGCTTCAGTCGCCGGCTCCTCCTTGTCTACATCTTCAGCGGAATCTTCAGATTTCTCCTCTGGCTCCTCTGTTGTGTCTGCGTTGTCAGAGATCGTTTTTTCAGCGGACTCTTCTTTGGGTTCCTCGGTCGGGCGTTTAACGCCCAACTCGGCTAGTGCCATTGAAACTACATCGTCCGCTCCCGCCGCTGTCGCGGCCACATTGTCTGTCGCCATAGGATAAAACCCCTAAGAGGTGCGCCAAAGACTTGGGGGGAACCGGAGCCTTAGAACCGGAGTGAAGCGCGATACGCCTCTCTATCCTCACACATAGCACACAATGTGTGCGGTGTCAATACGGGATTGTATCGTTATACTAGACTTGTTCACAAGTGACTGCACTTTGTGTCACAAAATGTGCGGTGTTTTTGCAACGACCAGTCACTTAATGACAGCTTCACGCTACATTAAGCCGGCGTAGTGTTGCCGAACGGCAACATTTTGCCGTGTCGGCGAACGGCAACCTGTAAGAAATACTTGTGAGTTGCCGAGCGGGAACATTTCGATTTTGTCGAATAGTTCAAATTTGTATGCGTCTACTGGACTTTTGCCGCCTCGGCCCTAGTGGCTTCCAAGTAGTCCCACAATTCCACCAGCGCATTGAGCTGGCCGTTGGCGTGGGCGAGGAGGCCGGGGTCTTTGGCGGTGGCCATATTGCTGGCCAAGGCCACGCCGTCCGCGATGCGGTCTTGCAGGGCGACCATGACGGCTCGCCAGCAGGGCGGGGCCTGGTCTCGGGTGAAAGCGAGGGCGCCTTTGAAGTCGAACTCTTCGTCTTCAGAAACGGGGTAGCGGTCGAGGGGGATGGTTTTCGTTTTGGTGAACATAAAGTTAGATCCAGAAAGGATACATGAGCTTGTTGGCTACGATGACGTGCGGGCCGCACTCGCGGCAGATGGGGCCGAGTTGTTCGTCAACTCCGTGGATGTCGTCAATACGAAGCTGCTTGGAACACACGCCGCAGCGCGGCGGCTCCTTGCTGCGGCCTCGCCACGGGCGCACGCGCGGGGGTGGGGGAACTGTGCTGCTGGGGGCCATTAGTAACTCCCTCCTCCACGCGGGCGCAGGATGTCGCCTTCGACGTTGTTGCAGCCGGAAAGAACTAAGTATCTCACTAAATCTACGGGATCTTTTGAGCTACCGCGCGCGCCGTCCGCGCCAGTCCATTCCTTCATACACCAAATTAGATTTTGGCACTGCTCGCTGATGTAGAGTTTGGGCTGGTTTAATGCATCGAGCGGTTTCTGCGTGTTGTAGTGCAGCCAGTCGTTGATGAGTCCGACACCTTCATCAATCGTGTCCCCCGGAGTGGCGGTGAAGTCCATACCGAGGTCGCTCATCTCCTCGATCAGTGTGGTGGGGCGCTCCTTGGCCAGCGTCTGTGCGTTGCCGTAGCGGCTGTCCATCCATCTCTCAAATATGCGCTCGCCGTTCTCCACGCTGTGGACTTCTTCAACGTAGCGCTCCAGCCCGAATCCAAAGTCTTTCTGCGCGGGACCTTGGCGTCCGTCCGCCTTCTTGCCGTCCGGCTCCGCCCACATGCCGGGGTAGCCGACGCCTTCGACATACTCGTTGGGGCAGGGCCACTCGCGGTAGATGAAGCAGCGGTTGGCCTTGTCGAACAGCGCCCAAATCATAAACCAGTTCCTGCCGGAACACGGATCGACAAAGTGATAGCGGGTGCCTTCCTTGGGAATCCATTCGTGTTTGATGACGTGAATCTTGTCGTTGAATAGCGGGAAGCGGTTGTTGATGGAGCGGGTCGGGACGCCATAGGCACGGCAGAGGATCTTCTCCCGCGTCTCGTTGCGTAGCTCCTGCTGCATGCGGTCCCATCCAGCCCATGGATTTCCCTTGGTCTGAAAGTAAATGATCGGCCGGCCCTTGCGTCCGGTCTGGACGATGGGCACTTTCTCGTAGCCGGCGATAACCTTCTCGCCTTGCTTGTCCTCAAACTTGGGCAGCAACTCCGCATCGCATTCCTCCACGTTGCGCGCCCCTGTGAGGTAATCTTTGACCGTTGGCGAGTAGCCTTCGATGGGGGTGAAGGTGACGATGAGCACGCCGTTGCGGTCGAGCAGGCGGAAGCGCAGGGTCTCCAAGAAATCTATGGGCACCAGCTCGTCGCACCAGACGACATCGACCTCGCCGCCCTCAATGGTGGAAATGTCCTGACTGTAATTGCGGAAGATACATTGGGCGCCATTGGGGGCGACGAACTTGTTTTCGGTGAAGCCGCCTTTGACCGAGTAGGTGATATTCGTGACGGTGCTCTTGCGCGCCTGCCGCCAATCGGCCGGCATATATTTGAAGACGCGGGGCTGTTGCATTTCCACCGAGTTGGGCGCCGTCGTTTGGAAGCACCAGGCAACAGATTGCTTTTTGTGATACAATCTGTGGATCACTTCGCGCGCGGCCCATTCGGTCTTGCCGCTGCGGTTGCCGCCGAGGACAAGGATCTCGCGGTTGTCTTCCAATAGCTGACTGGCCTTGTTCCAGATCGGCGGGCGGTAGCCGTATCTATAAGGATCTACTTTTTCCTTGAGGATTAGTTCTTCCCGCTTGAGCAGCAGATCCCAGCCCTTCTCCGGCCCGATGGCCAAGAGCACGTCCTTGGGCGGCAGCTTCATCACCGGATGCGGTGTCGGGGTGAAGCGGGAGCGGGGGGTGGATTTCTTTTCGCTCATCTAAAAAATGGCGGGGGCGGGCAAAATCCCCAAGATGCCCGCTTCCCGCCGCGCATCGGCAGGCAGCCGCAAGCAGTCGCACACCCTCTTGTCGTGCTCTTGCTTGCCGCCCGTTGTCCTTTGCGCAAAGTCATCGTTCGTCGGGCCACTCGCCTTCGATGAGCGTGTGGTCGAGTTTGAGATCGGCAAGCGACTCGCGCTCGCACATCTCTTTGACAAAATCCCAAGTGCGCGATTCCGGCCGCACCAAGACGGACCATCCGGTGCCCGCCTTCCGCGCCTTGCACTCCATCACCGGACCCAGCTCGGACTTGTGGATGATCCAAAAGGTTCCACCCGCCGTGCTCCTTGGTTTCTTTGCAGGGCGGGCCTTCACGCGAATGCCTCCTGCGGCTCACAGAACCGCACATGCTGCTTGGGCACCGTATAGTTGCGGCACTTGCGGCCTTGCTTGGGGTCGTAGACTTCCTCGACCTGCCAGTGCTTGCGGGTCCAGCCATAGACCACGGCGGCCACGGTGCGGGTGGCGTTCTCGATGATATAGGCCAAGACCGGCGTGTCGGCTTTGGCATCGACCTTGTAAGCCTCGTCCACGATGACGGTGGGATACGGATAATCCTCGCGGCCGGTGAAATGCAGGTTGGTGCGGACCTTGTGCTCGACGCGGCCTTGCACCATCAAGTCGCCGTTGTCGGCGTATTGCTCGCGCACGGTCGCATCGGGGCGGGTGCGCTGCGGCGGCAGCCAGACTTGCATGCCGGTCTGACGCAGCTTGTCGGCAAAGTCGTTGACCGCCCGCCGGCTGGCGCTCAAGTCGCCGAGGAATTGCTGGTCGGATTTCATGCGGGTGTGTGCGGTTGTGTGCTATCGTGGTCCGCCGAGGAGACGCCATGCGAGCGCAGCCACTGCTGGAACTTGTCCGTTGCCAGCGCACTTAATGCGGTCCACCCCGTTGGCCACCCCATTAAGGCGTCGTAGGTATCTGGGTTCGGGTAAATTGTTCCCGTAACAGCTTCCCCGTTTGTCCAAACTTTGAATTGATGCGCTCTTTGGCCGAACTCCGAGCCGCTTGTCGTTCCCTTGTAGTCCACTCTTTGCGGAGTGGGCCACGATCCAACATCGGTTTCGTTCATGACAAAATCCGGCGCTGGCCGCTCCCACAATACCCCATCGCGCATCAAACCCCATTTGGGCAAGGTCACCGAGGACCACGGCAAGACCTCTTCCCACAAGCATTGGTGAGTTTTCCACGAAGACGAAGCGGGGTCGAACTTCACCGATAATTCGTGCCATGTGTTTCCACATTCCACTTCGCTCTCCTTCGATTCCGGCTCCCTTGCCTGCGGCGCTGATGTCCTGACAAGGGAAGCCTCCAGACACGACATCAATACGGCCTCGCCATGGGCGTCCGTCAAAGGTCTGAACATCATCCCAGATCGGGAAGGGGTGGAGGCATCCGTCGTTTTGCCGGGCGACCAAAACATCCCGTGCGTAGGCGTCCCATTCGACGGCGCAGACGGTTCGCCAGCCGAGGAGTTTGCCTCCAAGTATGCCTCCACCAGCGCCTGCGAAAAGTGCCAGCTCATTCACTTGGCTCCTCCTCAATGTCCAAAGTCGGATTCGGCGCAAAAGCCAGTTGGTCGATGCGGGCGGTGAGCGGCCGGCCGTTGTCCTCGCGGATGACGGTGAGGTAGTCGTTCTCGCCGCCACCGTTCTTGCAATAGACGTAGGTGCGGCAAGGGCAGGGGATGCCGTCAACGTAGACGCGGTCGCGGTCTGGGCAGAAGGCGATCATGGAAAGAGAGACAGGGCCACCGGCATTTCAGTGCCCAGACGCACATTGGAGCCGGTGATGGTTAGCGTTCCCTGTCTGTGGCCCACGGGGGCACTGCTCTGCCGGAAACGGTGAGCGCTCACCTTTTCAGCGCACGGGTTGCCATGGTGACGAGGGTAGTGGGGTGCCGTGTTATAGGCCGACACAGGCCGATAAGCCGTATCCCTCTCCCGACCACAGGACACACCATACGGTGCTCCTCGTTTACTGCGCTGCCCGACAAAGTAATGGGCAGCAGGCTTCGCTTTTGTTGCGCTTACGAAGCTGGCGGTTATGTGACTAGCGGGGCGAATGCCTCCTGCCGGCGCAATACCTTTGACTGCTGCTTGAAAATTCATTTGCCCTTGCGCTTCCTCATCTCCGCGCACAAGGCATCGGCTTTGCGCTTGGCTGCTTTGGCGACCATGCTGGCGCGCAGTGATTTGAGGCGCATGATCTCTTGGTCTATCGCCTCAATCTCCGGTGTCATAATTCGATACTT